GTACAAGCTACATCTGAAGTAGGTGATTTTGATAATGCAGGAACGTTAGTTGGTTGGGGTAGAAATGGTTGGGGTGAAGAACCATATGGAGATTCTTGGAATAAACTTGTTCAACCATCAGGATTAAGTTTAACATCTAGTGTAGGATCAATAGCAGCTGTACCAGAAACAATTACATCCTTAACAGGTTTAAGTTCTACTTCTGCTGTAGGTAGTTTTGGTTTTGTTATAAGTCCTACAGTCGTACCAACAGGTCAGAGTGCAACTGCTAGTGTAGGAAGTATTTCTCCAGCTGATGTTATGGGATTAAGCGGAGTGTCCGCAACTGCTAGTGTAGGAAGTATTTCTCCAGCTGATGTTATGGGACTATCTGGATTATCAACTACAAGTAATGTAGGATCTATACAAATTGATAATACAGAAATAATATTACCATTTCTTGCACAGGGATTAACTTCTAGTGTAGGATCTGTTGTTACTGAAATAGGGGTTCCAATAACAGGAGAATCATTAACTGCAAGTACAGGAACTATTTCTCTTACAGACATGTCTATAGGATTAACTGGCCAAGAACTTGAAGTTACTGTCAATAGCACAGGAATAGCTTTTCCAGGTACTTATGAAAAATTAACTCCTAAAATTAGCACAGGATATACTATAAAAACACCTGCATAATTATGTTTGACTTAAATATAAATAACTAATATAAATAACGAAAATAAGGAATAAATAATGGCATCAACATTCACAGATCTAGGAATAGAACTAATGGCAACCGGTGAAAACGCCGGTACATGGGGAACAAAAACTAACGCAAACTTAAATCTTGTTGAACAACTTACAGGTGGATACTTATCTTTAGCAGTTGCAGGATCAGGAACTACAGCTTTAACAATAGCAGAAGGTGCTTTAACAGGTACTGCTCAACACAGAGTTATAGAATTAACAGGTGCTTTAACAGGATCAAGAATTTTAACATTTCCTCTTCTTACAGAAAATTTTTACTTTATTAAAAACAGCACTACTGGTGCAGAAACATTACAGTTAAAAGCAGTATCCGGTTCAGGTGCAACGGTAACTTGGACAGCTACTCAAAAAACTTGGAAAATTATTTATGTTGATGGTGTATCAACTAATACAGGTGTTTACGAAGTTCCAGTTGGAACGACTACAGAATGGATTACTAAAACAGGATCTTATACAGCAGTAAATGGTGATAAAATTTTTGTAGATACAAATAGTGGAGCAGTTACAATAACTCTTCCCGCATCACCGGCTGTAGGTGATCAAGTTAATTTTGTAGATTCAAGATATACATTTGATTCTAACGCATTGACTGTTGGAAGAAATAGTTCTAAAATAACTAACGCAGCAGCAGACTTAGTAGTTAATACTGAAGGTGCAGCGTTTGGGCTGGTTTATTCCGGATCAGACGTAGGATGGACTTACACGGAGAAATAATATGGCAAATTACGAAGCAACTAAATATAATTTTGATGGATCAGACCTTACAGGTATAGAAGGCACTGCTACTGGTACAATTTTACCATGGTCAGCAGCATCACTTCCAACTGGATTTTTAGAATGTAATGGTCAAGCAGTTTCAAGGTCAACTTACTCTGCATTATTTGCAGTTATAGCTTCTACTTATGGTGGAGGTGATGGGTCATCTACTTTTAATGTACCAGATTTACAAGATAACGTAGCAGTTTCAAAATCTAATAATAAAGCTTTAGCTTCAACTGGTGGAGCAAACACAGTTGCTGTTACAGCTACTGGAAACGTTGGCGGTTCAACAGCTAATGCAACTTTATCAACAGCCCAACTTGCTTCACACAATCACCCACAATCAACACCTTCTGGTCCTGGACCATGGGGTGGACCGGGAACTAATGCTTCAGGTAATCCTACTACTCAACAACCTGGTGGTTCTACGTTTAGTACGGGACAAACTAACACCGGTTCAGGTGGAGGACACTCTCACAATATGAGTGCAACTTTTTCAGGAAGTGCAGTAAATGCTGCAATCGTACAACCTTATTTAACATTAATTTATATTATTAAGACTTAGGAGAAAATATGGCAACAAACGCAAATTGGACAGTAGTAATGGATGACAAAATAATTATCAAACAGACTGGTGATGCAGCAAACACTGCTTATGTAATTAATGATGATTCTTTTTGGAACCAAGAAAAATTTTCAAATGTTTGGGCTATTCAATATCACGATGATAATTTAGATCACAATGATACGGTTGAACATAGAGATGAAACTCCGCACGCTACTTGGACTAATTCAAATTTAGGAGACTTTCAAGATTTCATAACAAAATGGGATGCAGCACATTTAGTTCAATTACAAGCTAATTGGGACAATACTCCAGGGGATATTAATACAGGTGATTTATATGCTGATGAAGCAGAAAAAATTGCTGACCTAGGTCCAAGACCTACTTCTTATTCTTCTTAATTATCTTAACATCATCCAAGAAGTTAAAATATATTTCTTACCTGATAAAGGTGGATTACCTCTGTGTACGTATGGAAAACTTGCTGGCCAAATAATTATTCTACCTGTTTTAGGTTTAACTCTTTTTGAAAAGTGTAAGAATTCAGTTTCTCCACCTTCTTCAACGTCATTTAAATATATAGAAAAAACAAAAGCTCTTGCTTCATTTTCATAACCCCTACCATGTTCTATATGCCAAACATGATATCCTTCTGTTGGAAGAGTTTTTTGTATTTTTAAAGTTGTGTAATGAAATTCATTTGTATCAAAAGCATGATCTGCTCCTGTAGTTGTCATATAATGTTTTAATGCCATATCAAAATTAACTATTAAAGTTTTTAATTCTGAATGCCAAACGTTTATATTGCTTCCACCAGCAAAAAATTGTTGATCTTGTTTATTTAATATAGATGCTTTTTCAAAAGTCTGTCTATTTAAAGTTTTATTAAATTTATCTTGGTCATCAAATATTTGAATAGCTAGTTTACATTCTGCTTCTGTAATATAACCATCATAGATTCCAATAAAATTATTTATACTAACTTCTTTTTTTATCATGTGTTATTCAACATTAATTGATGATCTATTATCCAAGTTACTACTACTTCTCTTGTGCTTTCTGAATTGTTATTGCAATAATGTTCGTAACAACTGTGGGGTAAAAAAACCACTAATTTACCTTTTTCAGTTTTGATATGTTTATCATGTCTTGGAAATATTAAATCTGCATTAGGGTTATTAGTTAAATGTATCACAGTAGATAGTACTCTAGGGTGACCTGGAACATCATCAGCTACCCCATCAGAATGAATATTTAAATTATCTTTTTCTCCATATTTATGAAATGTAAATCCACTATCTTTTAATCTAGCTAACTCTAATTGGTATTCATATTTTAATTTTTTTTCAACTACTTCATTAAATTTTGTTCTTAATTTTTCTTCTACAGATTTTAAAGATTTATGGTCAGTAAATCTCACAGAATTTCCCTGTCTATTAAATGCATATTCTAATGAATCTTTATTTATAAGAGGATTACAAGCATTACTAATCTCATCACAAAACTCTTCACTAATAAAATTTTTAATTTCCACGAACATAAGTGTTATCTCCTTTCATATTTACACCATCATACCATACTCTTAAATTATAGCTATTAGATAAACCATAATAAATATCAATATTTGTTTTTAATCTATCATTTAATTCTTTATAAGACATATTCTTTACATTATTAACTACCGCTTTAAAATCCCCACGGAGATTATTTTCTGCCATGTTTGTAGCGTGTGACCAAAATGGAGTATCATATTTAGATCCATTTAAATAATGCCACAATATAAAATTTTCAACTTGTCTTACATGCCTGTTTACAGTGTGTGTTGCTTCTTGTTTAGTAATGACCTTGTTCATATAATCAGCAAATGTAACAGCACATTTATAATATGTATCCATAGCAGTTGCTTCTAAAGGCTCTAGAAAAAATAACCTATTACCATTTAACATTACTCTATCATTTACAACAGGTTGTTTTTTTACATACTGTTCAAAAGGAAATTTTTTTACTTCACCTACTCCAAGTCTTTCTTGAAAATCTTTTGTTGCTTCTTCTTCAGAAGTAACATTAGAATTATATAAATAACCTAATGATGTAGTATGAGGCAATGGAATATAAAAACACCATCCATTTGGATGTGCAATAGTTCTCGTCCATTTTACATCATCTGGTTTTATAGGTAGATTAGCAAGTAAAGCAGTGTTTAAAGGATTGTTTAACATTTCATATGTATCATCTAAAGTTTCAGGTTTACCTCTACAATCAATAATAAAATCTGAATCCAATGAATCATAACTTACAATATGTTCATCAACTTCTTTCATTTTAATTTTCTTTTTTAATTTACTACAAACATAGTCTTGAAATGCTGCCGGGTGAAAATGAATAGAATGAGAAGTTAATGCAAAATCATGAAATATTTTTTCATTTAATTTACCCCAACCTTCATACATAATACCATGTTTCATAGTGCATTTAAAATTTGGGTCATCTATTTTGTAATTAAATAAATGAAATAACAAGTTAGGAAATAATAATGTAGTTCCTTGTCCTGTAGGTACTGGTTTTATATTAGAGTCATACAATAATTCTAATTCTATATCAGGATTAAAATAAGCTAAATACATAGCTGTGATACATCCTGCATTACCTCTTCCTAGTATTGAAACTTTCATATAGTGTATATATACTCCAAATCTGAATTAAATAAAGTGTAGGTAGCATCATTAAATGTCTCAACCAAAGGCCAACCAGCTAAATTAAAAGATGTGTTTAATAATAATGGAATTTTAGTTTTGTCATAAAATGCATTTATTAAATTATAGTAATGAGGGTTTTGATTTTTTTTTAAAGTTTGTATTCTACATGTATTATTAACATGTACTACTGCCGGAGTTTCTTGTTTAGCTTTTTCTTTTGCTTTAACTGCAAAAGACATAAAAGGAGATTCATCTAAGCCTCCAAAATCAAACCAATCATCTTTATGTTCATGTAATATAGTAGCTGCTGTAGGTCTCCACCATTGTCGACCTTTTATTTTATTAATAATTTCTTTTGCTTTTTTATTTCTAGGATCAAATAACATAGATCGATTGCCCAAGGCTCTCGGACCAAACTCAGATGAACCTTGAAATATAACCACAGGCTCTTCTCTTAAAAGTAATTCTACAGCTTCTGTTTGATTTTTAACTATTTTCATATTTAATTCCTGTAAATACTGAAGTAATAGTTTCTTGGCCGTAAGTATTAGACCAACCGTAGTCAGTACATTTCTTACACATTTTTTTTAAATAAAAATAAGCATTGGGGTCCCAATTTCCATTGTCTAATATAATTGTATTTTTATAATTATACTTTTCAATTAAATTTATAGCTACGTCTCTTCTTTTGTAAGACATTACTTCACTATTATCTATAAGCACATAGTCTACTTTAATAAGTATATCAGGAAACATATCAAAATTAAGATCGTAGATAGAGGCATTGTTTGGAAGTTGTTTCATTAGCTCTAATCTAAATTCCTTATTAGATTCTAAAGAAATAACTTGTTTAAATATTTTACTAAAATAAATGGTAGAACCACCACTACCAAATTCTAATATAATTTTATCTTTTGTATCTTGCTCACTTAACCATTTTAAGAAGCTGTGTGTTAACATGGGAGGTCCTATTATCATATATAATTTGCAGTATATACTGCAACTCCTAAAGCTGTTCCCGCGTCATGGGGTATTGGGTCTACAAAAAAATTTATATCAGAGTATTTTTTAACAAGCTTAAAATTATTTAAACAATTTAAAAAGTATCCTCCGGATAAAATAATATTTTTAGCGTTAATGAGTTCTGAATTTTCTATTAACTTACAGGTTTCATTAAAAGTTTCTGTTTGAGCTTTATGTGCTAGTTCAACAGCTTCATAATTTATATCATCGTATCTTTCTTTTACTTCTGCATAAGGAGCTAGGCCCATAAACTGTCCATACTCTTCACCAAAGCCAGCTTTAATACTTAAATTTGCATATTTAAGTCCACCTACTATTCTTGAAGTAAGTAATGAATTATTTATATCTTTAAATTCTTTATTAAAACAAGTGCTTCTTGCATCAGAGTAATGACCATAAACAAAATCTATCTTATTTTTATTTACTTTCCATATTGTATCTGTTTCACGGTAAGAAGAATAAGAAGATGAATGACTAGAGCCTCCACCGTCTCTAATTAAAGCCATAGCTTTATCTAAATTAGAATGATGTAACGCAGCTATAGCATGATACTTATGATGATTTTCTCTATCAAACGAAGAACCTTTGTATTTTAATTTATCTAAAATTAATTTTGGTAATTCTTTTTCTGTTCCATCCCAACTAGTAATAGCAACAAAATCAAATTCCATTTCTTTAAATAAATCTAATCCTTTTATGTTATTAAAAGTTTCTAAAGTAGGTCCAAAATGTTTTTGTTTATTTAATCTTTCTTCATTTAAAAAAAATTTAATTTTACCATCTTCTATTAAACAATAAGACATGTGGTGAGATATATTAATACCTAAAATTTTCATTTACTATCTTCTGGTAAAAAAATTTGTATAGTTTTTCTTGGAACTAAAGGATTCATTACAGGAGTTACTTTATGATCAAAAGGAGCTTTAACTATAACTATTGAATTACCAACTAAAGGTATAAACCCATTATTACTTTTATCTTGAAATAAAAATTCTCCACCAAATCTAGGATTCCATCTACGATTTATATAATAAGTAATTCCATATTTATAGTTTTGATCATTATGCCAATTTATACCAGAATTATCTTTCATAGAATGTAATACAAATTTTTTAATTTGTTGATTTACTTTATGAAAAGGATTTGTGTTTAAAAGAATATTTAATTTTTTTAGTGGACCATATTCAGGAATTAAATCTGATCGTTCTGGAAAATTTTTAAACCCAGTTAATAAAGTTTTTTGCCAACTTTTTTTAACTGAATTTAAATGGATATCCTTACTTTTAAATACATCGTAATGTATTTTTTTATAAGTAGGATAATCTAAAAAATTTTGAATATAATATAATTTATTGGGTATTTGATATATTAATTTCATTTATAATCTAGGCTATGTAAAAAACAATTTATTGAATATCTCGTTCCTTTAGTAATAGGTTTAGTGCCATGAATCCATATAGGTTCTGCGGGGAATAGCATAGCGTCTCCCGTTTTATATGTCTCTTTTATTTGACCATCAAAAAATGTAAATTCTCCACCTTCATAATCTTCATTTAAATTTAAGGTACAGGATGCTCTAGTTCTGTAATTAACATCACAATGATCTTTAATATATTGACCTTTTTCGTATTTTAATATTCTAATATTTTCACTAGCATTGATTAAGTGATCACTAAAAGTAGGAGATATTTTTTTAGATTTAATATAAGACACATAATTAATTATCATTGTGTTTATGTATTGTTTAGCCACAGCTAAAGCGTATAAGATATCTTCATTTGGGTTTTTTATTGTAGATAAATTCAAACATTTAAAATTATCTACCTCTGCTTTTTTAGTCTTATACTTATAGCTTACTTCAGTAAGATATAATTCAGGGTATTTTTCAAATATTTCTATTAAGTTTTGACAGATATTTTTAGGAACTAGTCCATTAATCCTGTATTTTAAATCCGATATTTTGTGATCATAAGTCATTAGATTGTATCTTTCATTCTCTATATATTTAATATATAATATAATTCAGATATTTCAAAGGTTTTTTATGTTACAAAAATTAGGATTTTTACCAGGTTTCAATAAACAGGTTACATCTACAGGAGCTGAATCACAGTGGACTGGTGGTGAGAATGTTCGTTTTAGATATGGTACACCAGAAAAAGTAGGTGGTTGGAGTCAATTAGGAGATAGTAAATTAACTGGCGCGGCCAGAGGTTTGCATCATTTTGTAAATAAAGACTCTATTAAATTTGCAGCTATAGGAACTAATAGAATTTTATATGTGTATTCTGGTGGTGTTTATTATGACATACACCCTTTAGTTAATCCATCGGGAACAGCAATTACAAGTGCATTTAGCACTACTAACGGATCACCCGTAGTAACTATAACAGCCAACTCAAATGGTTTTCAAGCAGGAGATATTATTTTGTTTGGTGATGTAACTACTTTTAGTGCTATTACTAATTCTAATTTTGGAGCTTCTGATTTTTGTGATAAAAAATTTATGGTTACATCTATTATAGATGGAAATAATTTTACAATTACAATGCCTAGTAATGAAACCGGAAGTGGGGCATCTACTTCTGGAGGGATAACCTATTATAGATACTACCACGTTGGACCCGCAGAACAACTTGGTGCTTACGGTTGGGGTATATCTTTATGGGGTGGAAATATATTATCACCTAAAACAACTACTTTAAATGGATCACTAAGTGCTAATGCTTTTGGTACAGGTGGATCAGGAACAAATATTACGCTAACGAGTACAACAGGGTTTCCAACTACTGGTACTAATTTTATACAAGTTGGAACAGAAGAAATTTCTTATACCGGTATAGCAGGAAATGACTTAACAGGTATTGTTAGAAATGTTAGAGGAACTACAAACGCATCTCACTCAAGTGGAGATACTGTGACTAATACATCTAATTGGACTGGATGGGGTTCTGCTGCAGTTAACACAGATACAATAACAGATCCGGGTTTATGGTCCTTGGACAATTTAGGGTCAACTCTTATTGCACTAATTCATAACAATGAATGTTTTGAATGGAATTCCGATGCTGCTAATGCAACAGCAACAAGAGCAACTATTATAACTGGTGCACCAACAGCGTCACGTGATATGTTAGTATCTACTCCTGATCGTCACTTAGTGTTTTTTGGAACAGAAACAACTATTGGTGATAAAACATCACAAGATGATATGTTTATTAGATTCTCATCTCAAGAAGATATAAATACTTACACACCAACAGCTGAGAATAGTGCTGGTACACAAAGACTTTCTGCTGGATCACGGATCATTGGAGCTAAACTTGGTAGAAATGCAATCTATGTTTGGTCTGATACATCTTTATTTACTATGAGGTTTGTTGGAACTCCTTTTACATTTGCTTATGAACAGGTGGGTAATAACTGTGGATTGATTGGTATGAATGCAGCCGTAGAAGTTGATGGTGCTGCATACTGGATGTCTGATAATGGTTTCTTTAGGTATACTGGTAAACTAGAATCTATGGATTGTTTAGTTGAAGACTTTGTATACGACGATCTTAACACCACATCTAATCAATTAGTTTATGCAGGTATAAATAATTTGTTTGGTGAAGTTACATGGTTCTATCCATCCGCTACATCTAACAGTGTTAATAGATCAGTTACATATAGTTATTTAGATTCTACTCTTAAACGACCTATATGGTTTACTAATACTAATAGTTTATTTCCTAGAACAACATGGGAAGATTCAGCGGTATTTGGTTTACCCCATGGAACTCAATATGATGCAGGCACAGATACTTCTTTTGACGTAGTTGGAAATACAGACGGTGTTTCATATTATTACGAACATGAGACTGGTGTTAATCAAGTTAGAGGAGGGGTTACGACAGCTATTCCCGCTAACATTACATCTGGTGATTATGACATTACACAAAAAGTTGTAAGAGGAGCTGCAACCAACATGGCGGATCTTAGAGGTGATGGTGAAAACATTATGAGAGTTAGTAGAATTATTCCTGACTTTATATCTCAAGAAGGAGATGCAATTATACAATTAGATTTAAGAAACTATCCTAATAACACAGCAGCAAGCTCATCATTAGGTCCATTTACAGTAACAACAAGTACAAACAAAGTAGATACACGAGCTAGAGCCAGAGCTATAGCTCTTACAATATCTAATACAGCTGTTGACACTACTTGGAAGTTAGGAACTTTTAGGTTAGATATACAAGCTGGAGGAAGAAGATAATGGCTAAAATAGTACAGTCATTAACTAGAGCAAGCTCAGAGTATGAGGAAGATGTAGCACAGTCTTTAGTTAGGGATTTAGATGCAGTTCTTGAGAAACTAAACACAACGTTTCAAGAAGAATTAAAACAGGAGATAGAAGCTAGAAGCTTCTTTTTATATTAATGGCAGTAGTAAATCAGTATAAATTTAAAGGAATAGATAATGATACATCTGGTAGTGCACTTACACCACTAGGATCTGGTATTCCTGCAGTTAATGAAACTATTGTTATTAAATCTATACTTGTTACATCAGCTGGTACACCTAGTGTAACTATTTTAAATAATAGTATTACAGCTATTAAATCTAAAGCTTTAACAGCTAATGAAACTACAGAATTATTAATCCAACCGCTAATAGTAGAAGGTGGAAAAACCTTTACAGTACAATCAAGCACCGCAGACTCGTTTGATGTAGCTATTAGCTATCTAAACATCAAGAAAGAGGTAACAACATAATGAATGAAATACCATTATTAAATGCAAAAGTAGAGACAACGTACAGACACAAGGAAACAGGGGAGCTTTTTAAGGAAAGAAAAGACTGGGAAGCTAAAGGTTATAAGAATGAAGAGATGGCTCAGGACGTAAATGTTATCATGCCACCTCTTGATTTGTTCGCAAAAACAAAGTAAAAGGAGATATTATGAACGAAGAAATTTCAATGAGAGAATCTATACAAGCTGGAGCACCTGATATTAAATACGGTAGTGGTGATATTAGAATGGGTAAACAAAAACCCAATGACCAAAGCATGCAAATTGCGGCAGAAATATGGTCACAAATGGAGCCAGAACAAAAGGTTCAGTTTCAAAGTTTTGAAGCTTTTTTTGAAAGTGGTATCTGGAAACAAATTTTACAACAGTTGCAACAAGATCAATCAGGAATTA